ACAAATGTGGTTTGATACTGATATACTTGCTGCTTCTATTAGGAACGTAAGAGATGTTGGTAGAGCATTTGAGTATGGTGCTAATATATGTACATTACCACCTAAAGTATTTGAAGGAATGTATAATCATATTTTAACCGAGAAAGGTTTACAATTGTTTGATGAAGACTGGGCCCAAGTAACTGGGTCTAATATATAGAAATGGACACGAAAGATTTAAGGGAAGAACTTAACGAAGTTAAGGGGATGATTCAGGATGTTAATTATCAGGTGCAAGAACTGCGGCAAATTGTTAGAAGGGCATTCAACTCAGACGAGAAGTTGCCAATGTTCCAACATTACGAGCATCCGTGGTACAAACATATCAGGGAAGGATCTCTCGATGATCGAGTTAGTAAACCAGACCCAGAATGAATCAACTGGTTTGACATCAAAGGATCTTGAGTGGCAAGAACAACGCCGCAAGCGTAAAGTACGTAAACTTTATTTTGAGGAGAGATGATTAATCTTGATGAAAAATTTCATAACTACCTAGAGAAAGGTGGTAAGTGCTTCAGAATTGATGGAGTCAACGAACCTCTTAAGGGTTATGGATATCAATGTGATGGAAATGATATTGTTGGGTACTATGTTACAACAACAAATTATAAATTATATTATAATCTGAATGAACAGTTTCTAAAGATGGAAGCTTTACAAGATGAGATGGTTAGAATCCATCAAACTGACAACAACGATGCGTCTTAATATGCCTGTATACAGAGACTATGAGATTAGAATTAATCTCAATGAATTAATTGAGCAGAGAATACCAGCATGTAATCTCACTCATCCTGACCACTGTTTAACAGAGGCACAGATTGCTGATATAGCACATGATATTAATATGGATTTGGATTTACATCCAATCTATCATCAGATTGATGAACATATTATGAACTATGTAAAAGCAGCTAACATTGATAATTCAGATCATTGGGTTGAACCACACCTACCAGATCTGGATGAATGAAGTATGGAAGGTATGGAAGTATGCACTGGGAAGTTTCTCGGATACTAAGACTTCAAGGTATGATAATTCAGTATGTGTTGTTCGCAGCATCATCTTTGTTACTTATCTTGCTACTAATTGTTTTATTACTGCTGGCGTAATACGTCATTGGAATTCTATGAAAATTGATACACAAGGGATGAGTGCTCCTATGGATCCAAATGATCCTAATTATAAAGCACCTACATCTATAGAAAATCAACGAAGTAATTTAAAACCTGCTACTATTAAACCACGTAGGTTATTCACCGAGACTTATGTTAAGGAGATGAAGATCCTTATTAATGAAGTGTTAGATGAACGTGAGCATAAGAAGAGATTATCAGGAGCATATGATGATGTGAAACCTTTACCAGCATCATATTTTGATACTGAACATTTCAAACATTTAGTTACTGAGGAAGAACCACCTTATCAAGATTGGTCTCAATGATCAAAGATAGTTATGAAAATCCATCTAAAACCATAGACACTTCTAATGTAGAGTCTCAGAAGGTCACAGAAGACGGTCAGACGAAGTATTATGATGACCAGTATGAGTATCTTAAAAGACAACACTATTTGGCAACGCATATGGAATTAACAGAAGAGAATGTAATTAGAGTATTAGAAGAGCTCTTACCTTACATAGAAGCGGATGGTGGATGGTTAGAATTTGTTGAGATAGACTATACATCTGAAGGAAATTATGTTAAAGTGAGACTAGGTGGAGCATGTTCTACATGTGCTATGAGTTCTGTTACCTTGAAGCAAGGTATAGAACGTAAGCTCATGGAAGAAATTCCACATGTCACAGGAGTTATTCAAGTATTATGAAACTAACTGAGGATGTTATTCAGAAAATTGCTGTCGCAATGGAACACACTAAGAAAGACGGCACAATAAATTGGAAGGATGGAGATGAAATTGATGTTTGTCTTGCTGGCACTTTTGCTGGTGATAAGTTTATTACTATTATAAACAGAACTCGTAGTAATACAACAAAACAATGAAAGAGATACCAACTAAAGACTATATGGTTGATGGCTGGGACAGAGGCCCAAGAGGAGCTCATCCATATAAAAGAGGCTCACTCCATAATAAGATAGGTATGACTCTTATGTGGCTATTTTATGGTATTGTTATCATACAAATACTTCATGTAGTTACAGTGTTACCATTTTTTCCAATTACCTTCATGATGTTACTAGGACTTGGATATATATTTTATGTTGCATGGAGAGCATCATGAGACTAGGAGTTATGTGTTCTGGTGAAGGGACTAATTTTGAAAATATAGTTCACTCATGTCCAAAGCATGAGGTTGTACTTATGGTGTACAACAAAAAGAAATGTAAAGCAAGAAAGAGAGCAGAAAGATTGAACATTCAATCATGCTATAGTAAGGATGAGGATGATATTATTGCATTGTTTAATGCATATGAAGTTGATATGATAGTAATGGCAGGATGGATGAAGATTGTATCAAAGAAATTTGTTGATGCATTTCCTGGCAGAATAATAAATTTACATCCATCTTTACTGCCAAAGTATAAAGGATTAAATGCTATAGAACAGGCTATTAATGCAGGTGAAGAGGAAACAGGATGTAGTATTCATTGGGTTACAGAAGAATTAGATTCTGGTAAGGTGATCAGACAACAGACTGTTCCTATTTTGCCTGGCGATAACGTGCAGACAGTTACAAGAGCGGTACAACAATGTGAACATCATTTATTACCCTTAGTTATTAATGCAATGTAGGCCACTTGACAAACCATAAAGGTTGTGTTATCATTACCTTCAACTGTCACATATGGAATGTGCCAGTTGTATAAATAACTTTACATAGTAACACAGGCCCGAAAGAATCGTACCCTGCGTAGATGTAATTAAGATGCCCATGTCGGGGCTATCTATCATCCGCAGGGTTTTTCCTTGCGAGACACTTAAAAACAATCATGTCAATCAAATCAACAATCGCAGCTGTAGCTGCCTCTCCGTTCCTTCTCGCTGGTGCTGCTTTTGCTGGCCCTTACGTGAATGTTGAGAGCAACATCTCTTATCCAGATGGAGACTATTCTGGTGCAACAACTGATCTTCACATCGGTTATGAAGGCGATGCTTCTGAGAAAGTAGGATACTACGTACAAGGTGGCCCTTCATTCGTCGCTGTAGACGGAACTGATGGTTCTGAAGGTGAATTCTCTGGTAAGGCTGGTCTTACTGTTGCTGCAACTGATTCAATCGGAATCTATGGTGAGCTTTCAGGAATCACTGATGAGGATTCTTCAGGTGACGACATCGTTAACTGGGGTGCTAAGTTAGGTGCTAAGTTCGTATTCTAATTTAATTAGATAACATAAAAGACCCTCTACATAGTGGAGGGTCTTTTTTTATGCTATGAAAAAAACAGGAGAAGTAGCAAGTCATCCACTATGGATGCTACCAATGATGTTATTGATAATCTTTGGTGGTATAGAAGCACTGCATACTATGGCACATCTTCATGGGGAGATTGATGTACATGGATTATGTAAGAATAATAAAGAATATATTGAGAGTAAAGAAGATGATTATTACTAGTCTTTATGGCTCATATAAGGGGTGTTTATAATTGTTCGGATCTCCGAATGTAAAGTTATTTGACAAAATTTAAACTTTCCTATATAATTATGTAACGTTTCTTAATGAACGAATGACAACTTCAAGTAACAGCATGAAACGCTACACTACTACTGAGTATGGTAAACAGAACATGTTTGCTCATGAACCTCAAGTAGAAGTGCTAGATGTTAATTATTGGGAGAACGCAGAACAACTCAATGGTCGCATGGCGATGATTGGTTTCTTTGCAGCAATCCATAACTACATCTTATTTGGCGCAGTTATGCCAGGCATCTTTTAATTTAAAAGGTCTCTTACACCACTCGCACAGCGAGTTACTTTCTAACCCTATTACAAATCAAACGAAAGGAGAAAAAAACAATGACACCAGAAGCA